TTGCAAGCCTCTTCCTGTTCTTACGATTCGTCTATCTCGTCGAAGAAGAAAGTTAAAGATTCCGTCTGCGTAGATACAAATGCCTGGCGGACTTCTCCAGTTGGTCGCCGTCGGGGCTCAGAATGAATTGGTCAACGGCAGTCCGTCCATGACTCATTTCCGAGCCGTCTACCGTCGCCATACCAATTTTGCCATGGAGTCCATTCGGATGAGCTTTTCGGCCTCCAATCTTGAGTTTGCCCCGACGGGGACGAGAACTCTCTCGTGTCGCATCGATCGCTATGCCCAGCTCCTCCACGATACCTATCTCGTGCTGACGCTTCCGGACATCTGGTCTCCGCTGAAGTACCTCGGGTCCTCGACACCGACACTTCCGTCGGGCTATGGATCGGATACGACGTCGACGGCACCGAATGCAATCGGCTATGAGTTCCAGTGGATCGACAACATCGGCTACAATCTCATCGATCACGTGGACCTCACGATGAACGGGCAGGTGATCCAGTCTCTCCGCGGAGAGTGGCTCAAGCTCTATTCCTATCTGACACACGATCAGAACAAGCGCCAGATTGTCGATCAGATGGTCGGAAACGTTCCCGAGCTGACGGATCCCGCGAATGCCTATGACCGCCGGAACCAGTACCCGCACGCGATCACGCCCCTCACCATTCCGGCTCTCCTCCCGAAGACCACGGTTCCCGAGCCGAGTATCCGCTCTCGCCAGCTTGTCATTCCGCTCCACTTCTGGTTCGCAGAGAACCCTGGCCTTGCGCTCCCTCTGGCGGCGCTCCAGAATTCGGAGGTCTACATCAACGTGACGCTCCGGAAGGTGACGGACCTCTATACGGTCGTGGATGTGAACCCGGAGAGCCTCACCTACGGACAGCGTGTGGCTCCGGAGAACTACCCCCTTCAGCTGTTCCTGAGCCCTCCGCTGACAACGGGACTTCCCAGCAACCCTCTGCTCACGACGTTCTTCCCCGATCCGTATCTCGAGGGCAACTTCATCTATCTCACGGAGACGGAGTGGAATCAGATTGCGAAGGCAGATACGACCGTGCTGATCAAGACGGTTCGCTATCTCGGAAAGGAAGGCCAGTTCGGTGGCAATACAGACCTCGAGATTCCAATGTACAATCTCGTGACCCGCATCGTGTTCGCAGCCCAGCGCTCGGATCGCATCAAGGCGAATGACTGGGACAACTACACGAACTGGCTCAATCCCAAGCGGGCTCCCTGGACTCCCACGAGCACTGCGGTTCCGGCCATGTATTCCTCCGGACAACAGCAGACGAGCTCGACGTTCCCACGCGATCCCATGATCGACGGCGTCCTTCTCTTTGATGCCAAGGAGCGCTTCCAGACGAAGCCCCTGCCCTATTTCTCCCAGCTTCAGATGTACCGGCATACGACAGGCAATGCGCCCTCCCTTGCGGGGATCTACATGTACTCCTTCGCACTGGACCATGATCAGTACCAGCCAAGCGGAGCTGTGAACGGCAGTCTGTTCAACAAGATCGTTCTCCGCCTCACGCTCCAGCAACCCCTTCCGCAGGCGAGCACCACAACAGGCGCTGCAACGACGAGTATCGTGTGCGTGCTGAAGTCCACCGTGTTCAGTCAGAACCCGACCATCATCCCGGCGGCAAACCTGACGCTCCGGAACCCCGATGGAAGCCTGGTCTACAACCCGAGCGATATCGTGACGGTCGTCCAGGGGAATGACAACGTCATCTTCGTCTACACCTACACCGTCGGGGTCTACGTTGAAGCGACGAACTTCCTCCGCATCGTCTCTGGTCTCGGCAATCTTGTGTTTGCGAATTAATAACTATGGCCCAGTCGATTGTCATCAAGTCCGCAAAGTTTGGAGACGAGTTCTCCTTTACCGACGTAAGCCAAACTCTCCAAGACAAACTCAAGTCCGATGGGAATGTCGCGCTCGATGTCGACTCCTCTCTCATTCCCTTTGCGGCGCGGGCCTCTGGGGTTGGCACAATCAAGCTGTCGCAAGACGAACAGGCCGAGATCAAACAGACCGCAGCGGATATGTGTGGGTCTGCAGACCAGACCTGTCTCGAACTCAAGACGCAGGAGCTCGCGCAATCAAAACTCAAGGAGAAGGAGTCCTCGAACGTCAACGCGGCCAACATCGTTAAGGGGCGGAGGTTGACAGCTGAATATACGGTCAATGGGAAGCCGATGACGGTGGTGATCCCGGAGGGGCAGAAGTTTGAACTTGGAGGCCTCCCGAGTTCGCCGTCCGCGAAGCCCAAACCCTTTCGCCCGGAAGACATCTCGGATCCCTGGAAGCCGTTTCTCACGTCGTTCGTGGGGATCTTTGGAACGTCGATCTTTACCTTTCTCTACGTGACAAGCATCATCATTACCTGGATGACCTATGTCAAGTATGGGTCCAAGCTGTTTGCGATTGGTCTGACCGGTCTCGCTGCGCTCTTCCCGATGAGCGGATACGGGCTCGCCTTCTTCGGTCCGGCGATCGCGGAGTACTTCCGCGTGGATAAGGCTCTGCGGGTGAAGCTGACGACCCCGGAAGAGGTGGCTGCACTGGCCAAGGGCCTCTAGAATCCTCTTGAGGTAAAGCAATGCTCGACGCGCGCTGGATTGTTGCTGGGGCGATCGTCGGAATGTTGATTTCGACCGTCATCGTTCCTCCCAATCGCAAGATCAAGATTCTCCCGACTCCGACCGACTCAAGCCCGTTTCACGTCGACAGTGGATGTGTCCGGTTCATCGCCGAAGAAGTTCCGTGCACGTCCGAGCCGGACTCGCTGAATTTGCTTGCGAGTAGATAATGGTCGCACTCGTTACAGGTGAGCGCGTCTCGGCTGCCATCCATCGCGCAGGGCCGTTCTTCTCCTTCCTCATTGGGCTCGGGGTGTTCATTCTGCTCTTCCACCGGTCGTACACAGCTGAAAAGACGCCCGCCCTCCCCCTCAAGGACATGGTCGACAAAGTCGTTCGAACGGACGGAAAGTGCTACAAATACCGCGTCGAAGATGCAACCTGCGAAAGCTCCTCTCCTTCATAAACAAATGGAAGATGCCACTTCGCTCGACGCGCTTCTCCCCTCCCCGCAGGGTCCCCAGTCTCAGCCCCCCATGATGGGTGTCCCCGGCGTGATGTCGCCCGGTCACTCTGCCATGGCGCCTACCTTCAAGCCGAGCCTGCCCGCCATGCGCTTCATGCTGTCGAACACGACCCTCTACCTCGCCATCTTCATTGCAGGCGCCATCATCTCGATGTCAATGCCCCGTAACCTTTTGCTTCAGTACGTTCCAAATGCCTACACCTCGGGTGGGGTCGTGAGCTGGACGGGTGCTGCAATTCTGGGCGCTGCGACCGTAGTTCTCACGAATCTGCTGAACACGTTTCTCTCGGGCATCCTTGGTTGAGAGGAGCCCCTTGAAGATCTGGGTCATAAGATGAACCTTCCGCGCCTGAATCCCCTTGTCGGGATGGGGGAGTTTGGTGAGCCCAATCATCAGATGCTGAATGCGAAGGATTTCGTCATCGAGCCGTCCTTCTTCGAAGACTTGATTGAGATAGCCCTCTATGTCCATACAAAAACGGACGTCTTGCTTTCAAGACACCCGTTTTTATACACAATGGAGCGTTTCACTGCACTTGGATTCTCGACCTCGGATGCGACGATGCTTGCGGATGCCTACCAGGCGGTTACGCAGGTGGGTCTCTGGGACTATCTGGCCAAGCCCTCGACCCCCGGACCCGATGGATTCATGTTCGCATCGGACTTTGAACTCTCCGCCATCGCTGCGCGGATAATGTACAAGGGGCACAGTGGAGCCTCCTATGCGTGGGCGCTTCGGCAGATGGAGTACATTGCCAAGAGCGGATGGGAGATGTATGCCAATCGCGTTCGAGATCAGAAGGCGACCGAACAGCTTCGCCATGAAGAGGGGCTGTCTCGCGTGCGGGCTCAGCGCGCCTGTCCGTGTCGAGCGGAGAAGGGGTTGACGTCAGGCTGGTGTGGAGTCGCCGGGG